ATGGTTCTTTACCCCCCCGGCAAGTCCCTGGAGAACGGCCCAGCTAACTCTCCCCCTCCCCGGCACTGGGTTGTCTAGCCTCGTAATTTTGGAGAAAAACCCCTGGTGGGGGGGTATGTCGGTGGTCATGGCGGCGTGGTGTCTAGCAAACAGCCCGTAATGCGGTGGACCCACCAGACCCTCTTGATGAGACTGCTTTGGCGTGGGGATGGTTTACAGTGTGGTGACCCATGCGACCTGGGGAAACTGCGGGAGAAGGGACGACAGATGGCCTTGGTTGAGAGAAAAATGGGTAGGGAAGCGCGGGATGAGGAAATACTGCGTCTCCGCAGGAAGGGGTACACGTTGACCAGAATTGCGCGGCGTGTGGAGATGTCCCCGAGTGGTGTGAAGCACGCCTTGGGTCGGTTGGAGCGGCGCGGCTGCTGACAGCCGTGCGTGAACGCGCAACAATGAGCCAATGACACGGGCACGGAAAGCATCGCCGGGTAGCAAGCCCAAAGACCCCGATAAGGCGAGGAAGTACCTGACCACGGAGCAGCGTTCCAAGCGGGATGCGCTCATCATGCAGATGTTCCTGAGCGGCTGGTCGTATGCGGATATTGGCCGTCATAGCCACATCAACCTGACGTATGCGCGGGTCCACGCCATTGTGAACAAGGCGTTGGCCGAGACGGCGCAGCGTCACGCGCTGCTACAGGACAAGGCGTTCGCCATCTATGTGGAGCGCATGGAGGCGTTGATGAAGGCGACGTGGCCCCAGGCCATGCAGGGTGACTTGAAGGCGGTGGAGGCGAGTCGCCGGTTGTTGGAGCAGATGAGCCGCCTGTACGACTTGGAGGAAGAAGGCAAGGTGACGGGGGCCGCGCCTATGTCTGATGCGGATTTTGAGGAACCAGAGGGTGATGAGTTGGCCGAATACCGTAGGCGGCACCGGCCTCCCGCTTCGGGTTAGGCGGGGACGATGACCGCCTTGGAGTTACCCACCGAGCAATTACAGACCATTGGTTCGACACGGCCTCGGGTGTTCACGCCGCCGCTTCCTGAGCATTGCGGCCCCACCGGAGAACTGTTACCGGAGTGGTCATGGGGTTATGACTGCATCGACTTCTTGGAGAACATCTGCAAGTGGGACTTGTTGCCGTGGCAGAAGTGGGCGTATATCCACGCTCTTGAGAAGGGTGCGGACGGTACGGGGTTCCGGTTCCAGATCATCGTGGTCATGGTGGCCAGGCAGAACGGAAAGTCACAATGGTTACGCGGTCTAGGTATCTGGCGGCTGTTCTTGGACAAGTTCGGCAGGTCTAGCCCTACTTGCCCTGCTGCGCGTCTGGCGTTGATCGCGGCGCAGAACTTGAGCTATTCGGAGGGCTTGCTGCGCGAGGTTGTGGATGAGGTTCGGGATAACCCGCTGCTGCGGAAGGAGTTGGTGAATCACCGGGAGACGAACGGCCAGCACCGTCTGATCCTGACGAACCGCCGGTATTGGCGTGCTGCTACCGCGTCCCGCAAGGGTGCCCGAAGCCTGTCGGTGGACTTGGCGGAACTGGACGAGCTTCGTGAACACACCACCTGGGACGCGTGGAACGCCATTGTTCCCACTACGACGGCTCGGCCTTATGCACAGGTTGTGTGTGCCAGTAATGCGGGTGACCAGCGCAGCGAGGTCTTGCGGTCGCTGAAGGACAGTTGTACCCGCCGCATCCTGACCAAGGAGACGGAGAAAACGCGCACCGGGTACTACGAGTGGAGCGTCCCACCGGACGTGGACCCGCGCGATGAGAGCTACTGGTACATGGCGAACCCCAGCATGGGCCTGCTGAATGACTTCACCATTGACGACCTGCGCGGCTTCTTGGAGGCGATGGAGTACCGGAACATGGCCGGGTTCCAAACGGAGAACCTGTGCATGTGGGTGGACAGCTTGGAGCCGGGGATCATCCCTGCCGAGCATTGGGAGATGACGCTGGACCCCGATAGCCGCCGCGCGCCGGATGCCCCGGTGTATGCGTTCGTGGACGTAAATTACGACAGGACTCGCGCTTATGTCGCCGTGGCTGCGAAGCGCGCAGATGGGAGGATTCACTTTGAGGTCGTGGCCGCTTCACGTGGGACGGACTGGCTGGCACCGTGGCTGGCGGAACGCAAGGACAAGTTTGTGGCAGTTGGAATACAGAAGGCTGGTGCACCGGCAAGTGTGTTGTGTGCGGAGTTGGAGGCCACGGGCGCGCCGGTAGTCCAGGTTGCTCAGGGTTTGGAGATGCAGAGCATGAGCGGCCAGTTCTATGACCTGATCGTCCAACATGAGGCGATGCACCGGCCTGCGCTGGTGCTGGATCGCGCCGCTGCGTCCACGGTGGGTCGGACGAATGGGGATGCGTTCGTGTTCGACCGCCGTAACAGCCCTGTGGATGCGGCACCGCTGGTGGCTGCCGCTGGGGCCGTCTACCTGTTGCAGAACCCGCCGAAGGTTGTCGTACCCCAAGTCCACCAGTGGCCCGACGAGGAGGAGTTGCGTACATGGGAGACAAAAAAGTGAAAGAGTTTGGTGGTGGTGGAACCCTGTACCAACCGGCGAAAGAGACGCCAAATCCCCCCGCGAAGGTGAAGAAGCCGCCCAGGAATAGGCGGGAATTAGCCAGCACTTCGCTGGAATTGGCGGGGATTGCCAGCTTTTCTGCCGGATTATGGCTGATTGCGCCGTGGTGTGGTCTTATTGGATTGGGTCTTTGTCTCATACTGTTAGGTGTGGCGAACAGCGCGACGTGGGACGGGAAGGCTGAATGAGCATCCTTGCACGTCTGGTGTCACGTTCTCAGGGGGTTGCTGAACGCCGCTACCTCGACGTGAACAGCAGCTTCGTCCCGCCTCCCGGCATGGAGGATGCGTACGCGCCGGTTGGTTCGCAGAAGGCCATGCAGTCGTTGACGGTGTTCGCATGTGTGCGGCTGCTGGCCGATACCATCGCCAGCCTGCCGTGGAAGTGCTACCGGCAGGACTCGGACGGCGTTCCCAATGTGGTGGACCCGCTGCCGCCTGTTCTCAGCAATCCGTGGCCTGCCTTGGATGAGTTTGAGTGGAAGTGGATGACGGTGGCCAGTTTGGCGAGCCGTGGGAACAGCTACCACCTCGTTGTTCAGCGCGATAAGGCGTTCCGGCCCACTGCTTTGATGCCGCTGAGTCCTGACGACGTGTATGTGGAACGCCGCGCGGGGGACGTGGATTGGACGGACCCGCTGTACCGGGTGCGTGGTGTTGAGGTTCCCAGCCAGGACATTGTGCATATCCGCCGGTTCGTCATGCCTGGGGAGCCGATGGGTATGTCCCCAATCCGGCAGGCTGCCGTCGCCATCGGCATGGGCCTGGAAGCGGAGAACTACGGGTACCGCTACTTCCGTGACAGCGCGCAGCCCAGCAGTGTGTTGGAGACGGATCAGCAGTTGGACGATGCGGCGATCCGCCAGCAGCAGCAGAACTGGATTTCCAGTCACGGTGGTCGCCGCCGTCCTGCCGTGTTGTCGGGTGGGTTCAAGTGGCGACCCATCAGTATCTCGCCAGAGGAATCCCAGTTCCTTGAGACGCGTCGTTATCAGAAGGGCGAGATTGCCATGATGTACGGCATACCGCCGCACATGATTGGCGACACAGAAAAGTCCACTAGCTGGGGGACTGGCATTGAGCAGCAGTCCATTGGCTTCGCCATCTACACGCTGCGTCCGTGGCTGTCGTGTGTGGAGAACGCGATGGGTCAACTGCTGCCGCGCGGCCAGTTCGTGCGGTTCGATACCAGCGCACTGCTGCGTGGCGACCTGAAAGCGCGGTATGACGCGTATCGGGTGGCGCGTGAGACGGGCTGGATGAGCGTAAACGAGATTCGGCTCCATGAGGAAATGGAGGCCATCGGACCCGAGGGCGATGTGTACTTGCAGCCCATGAACTACGCGCCGCTGGGGTATGACCCTACGGAGCAGCCTGAGCCGCCAGCACCGGAAGTGGAACCCAGTGAACCGGAGTCCGACCAGGAGCCGCCGATTCGCCTAGCGGCGAACCAGTAGGAGGAATGATGAACAAGCAGAACCGGGTGCGAATCCTCGACGTTCCCGAGCGGCGTGCCCTTGCTGCGCCACTGGGGGTGCGGGATGGCAGTGACGAGATTGTGTTGGAGGGGTATGCCAGCACGTACGAGGAATACGACTGCTACGGCGGAACTGAAAACGGCGGCTGGGTGGAGCAGTTGGACCGCCGCGCGTTCGACACCACGCTGAAAACACGCCCCGATGTTCAGTTGCTCATCAACCATGAAGGTCTGCCGCTGGCCCGTACCACCAGTGGGACTTTGAAGCTGTCTGCCGACGATGGCGGTCTGCGCGTTCGCGCAAGCCTGAACCCCGAGGACAGTGACGTAAAAAGCCTGGTGCCCAAGATGCGGCGCGGGGACGTAAATGAAATGTCGTTCGGGTTTCGCGTGAAGAACCAGAAGTGGAACAGGGACTACAGCCATCGCCTCATCACCGAGGTCAGCCTGCACAAGGGCGATGTGAGCGTGGTGAACTACGGCATGAATCCCACCACGTCGGTGCAGGTCGGTGATGCCGTTGGCATGATCGCGCAGTTGAGCAACGATCAGTTGGCTGAACTGCGGAAACTGGACGAGGGTGTGATCCGCAGGGCTATGGATCACTTGGCGGAAATCACGGGCAAGGTGGCCTTGGAGATAGACGGGGAGTATCTGTTGGTGCGTTCTGCCGATGGCCGTGAGATTGCCGTACCCGTAGGAAAAGCTTCCGCCACGCGGGGCGCACGCAGGGTTTCGCCAAGTGCTGGGGTTACAGTACCGGGCATGGGTGACCAAAGCCGTGCCATGGATGCAGCGGATAAAACTCCCGGCAAGGACGAGGACGAGGAAGAAAAGGGTGCCAACCCGTTCCCGCCTGACGATGAAGAAGGCGACGACGAGGACAAGCCCAAGTCTGAGGAAGATCGCGCCGACGACGACACCGAGCCTGACCCCGAGGACCCCGACGAGGACGACGAGGACGAGGACGAAGCCGCCAAGCGGCAGCGCACCCTTGAGAACTTGAACCCTCCGCGCGCCGGTATCGACATTGCGGATGCCCGTCGCTTGCTGCGTGACGGTGACGACCGCATGGACCTCGACAAGGCACGCGCCCTGTTCGGTTCTTGACTTTGCCTTGACCGGCGAGAACCATGTGACTCACAGTGGCGGCACGCCTCTGAGTCGTTGACCCGGCACGGGTAGCGCGTAAACCGTAATCCCACCCGTGCCTATACGGGTTCACAGAAAGAAATCTCATGGCTAACGACATGGAAGAATTTCTCAACCGGCTCATCAAGCGGCGCAGCGAAGCTGTCGAGGAACGTAACGCCTGCAAGACTCGCGCGGAGGCCGTCCTGCGGCTGGCCGAGGAGCAGAAGCGTTCCAAGCTGAACGACAAAGAGGACGCCGAGTTCCGCAAGTACACCGACGAGATGCGCGTCCTGGGTGCCGAAATCGACGGCCTGGACGAGCGGATCACCGAACTGACCGCCGAAATCGAACGTGGCGGGAAGATCGACAAGAACCTCGCTGCCATCCGGCAGGCCCAGTCCAGCATCGTCTCTGTGCGGGAGCAGGCCACCTACCTCAAAGGCAACAAGCGTTCGTACCTTCAGGACATCGTGAAAATGAACCTGAACATGGATCACGACGGAGGCTGCCGCGAACGCCTGATGCGGCACGCACAGGACGTGGCAACCCAGCCCGAGTACGCGGAGTTCCGCGACCTGGATCGCACGGACGGTACCGGCGGCTACGCTATCCCGCCTGCGTGGCTCATGGATCAGTACATCGAACTGGCCCGTCCCGGTCGTGCGTTCGCCAACCTCGTCCAGAACCAGCCGCTGCCCGGTGGCACCGACAGCATCAACATCCCGAAGGTGCTGACCGGAACCGCCACTGCCGTCCAGGTGACGGACAACAGCAAGGTTCAGGAAACCGACCTGACGGACGGCTTCATCAACGCACCGGTTCGCACCATCGCCGGTCAGCAGGGTCTCGCCTTGCAGTTGATCGACCAGTCGCCCATCGCGTTCGATGAGGTTGTGTTCCGCGATCTGGTTGCGGATCACGCCACCAAGACCGACCTCCAGGTGCTGAACGGCACCGGGCTGAACGGCCAGGTCAAGGGTGTCTCTGCCACTCCCGGCATCATCTCGGTGGCTGCCAGCGCGGTGACCATCCAGGGCGTGTACGCGGCTATCGCGGATGCGATCCAGCGGATTCACAGCCAGCGGTTCATGTCCCCGAACGTGATCGTGATGCACCCGAGAAGGTGGGGTTGGTTCCTGTCGCTGCTGGACACCACCGAGCGTCCGCTGTTCCTGCCTGCCGCCAACAACGGGCAGAACCTGGCAGGTCTGCTCTCGGCGGTGGAGTCGCAGCAGGTCGTGGGCCAGATGCACGGCCTCCCGGTGGTGACCGATCCGAACATCGCCACCACCCTCGGAACGGGTACCAACGAGGACGCGATCTATGTGATGCGCGCGTCCGACGTGGTTCTGTGGGAGTCGGGTATCCGTACCCGCGTCCTGCAAGAGACTCGCGCCGAGAACCTCACCGTTCTGTTGCAGGTCTATTCTTACCTTGCCTTCTCAGCAGAGCGGTTCCCGAAGTCGGTGGCGGAAATCACCGGCCTCACTGCGCCGACCTTCTGATCGGCACACACCAACAGGACCGGCCCTCCCGCAAGGGGGGGCCGGTTTTGTGTGCCTACCACCTAACCCGTCACCAGCGCGGTACTCTGCTGATTACCAGACCAAGGAGGGTGTATGCCTGACCACTACACGCCGGGTGCCGCGCCGGGTACCGTCGCCAACAGCTACAAGTCCCTGTCCGTCGAGTGCCAGGAAGCGGTGGTTGGTCGTTTGACGAACGAGTTGACCGTGAAGGGCGTGAGCAGCGTGGGAACTGACAAGCTGCGGGATGGGGATACGGATCGCGCGGAAGCCATCCTTCACAAGCTGAGGGCTTATTCCGAAGCAAAGGTGACCCCTCCCGCGCATCTTGAGGGACTCGCGCAGGGTCTTGTCCCCAAGCGGACTGGTGGCGCAACGGCCCAGAGCCAGAGTCCTGCCCCCGCCCAGGCGGCGCCTCTCTTTTCCCAAGGGGAAAAGGGCCTTGCGGACGCGGAGCGGATCGCCAACATGCCCAAGGATGAGCTAGTGCAGATTTGCACCGTCTTGGGTTTGAGCACTGAGGGTCACCGGGATGATTTGGCGAACCGCGTTCTCGCGCACAGTGACCTGGGGGCGGTTGCCGCTGCCCTTGGGCCTGTCACGCCCGAACAAGCCAAACAGGCGCTGGGCAGCCTGCTGGTAGCTGCACTTCGCGAGAAGTGCACCAAGCGTGGGCTTCCGGACGACGGGGTGAAAGCGGAACTCATTGACCGTCTGGTTGCAGACGGCTGGCCCAAGGACCACGTTGCAAAGTGAGTTCGCTGGTTGACACCAACGACCCCGACTACATCGCCTATGCGGCGCGTGAGCCGGATTATTTCCTGTCGGCTGCCAGCGCGTATGTCCGGTCGTACTGCGGGTGGGTTATCTCGCCACCAGTCTCGGAAAGCAACGTCAAGCGCAGGATCGGGAGCCACGGGAAGATCATCCTTCCCACGCTGTATCTGACGGCTGTTACCCGGCTGACGGTGGATGGCGAAGTGGTGGACCCCGAGCGTTACCACTGGTGGCCGAACGGCGTGGTGGAGTTGCGGTATGTCTCCTACCGGGACGGGTTCTGCCTGGTCGATTACACGCACGGGTACGACGAAACCCCTGCCGCCGTAAAGAATGTGGTCTTTGAGTTGGCTGGGACGGCGCAGGCGTTGGGCGGCGGTACGGGGGTCAAGGGGGTGTCAACCCCCGGCTATTCGATCACCTACGGGGAATCGGGTGTGGACTTGTCGCCGTCGCAGAAGGACGCCTTGGCTCCGTATCGTTGTGTGATCGGCGGTGCGGTGTGAGCCTGATTCCCGAGCCGTACGTCGTCTGCCATAAAGCACGTCGATTCAGCGGAAATTACGATAGTCACGGCAACGCCAAGCTAGAGACGCTTTCGCCTGTTATTCGGCGTGCCCAGTCACTTCACCAGGGGGCTGCGTACCCACGTTCGGCGCAGGTTGTCTCGGATGAGTACCAGCAGCGAATCAACACGACCATTTTCATGGCCGTGAACGAACCCACCCTGTACGAGCCTGGTGACGAGGTTTTACTGTTTGGCACGGTGGATGCCAACGGGGATTATGTGGGAGGTACGGCGTACCGGGTGGACGGCGTACCCACCGATGACCGCAATGGCCCCTGGAAACAGTTCTATGCGGCGTTTGGCGGGGTAGTGACTCTAGTCCGTGTGACATAGGAGGGGTTATGCCGGTTCGTGGCCTACTGGACGTTCGGACGATCATGGCCGAGGCAGATTCGGCTGGCCAGTTCACCGGCATTGACGGAAACCGTATCCGGCTGGATGAACGGACCAGCTTTGTTCCTGATGGGGAGGGCATTAAGCGGTACATGCGTGTCCCGGCATCCATCCAGGCCATCAAGAAGAAGGCCGAGGAAGTCTCCGCTCTTGCCATGCAGATGAGGACTCGCGGCCACGCCGAGTACGGGGTGATCGTCTACAACAACGGGGATCGCAGCAGGCCGGTCGCCGTGGTGCGCCCCATGAACATCAACGCGATCTACGATGATCTTGTGTTCAGTACGCTGCTCAAAGCGGTAGCAAGTGTCCGGTCCGACGAGATACCCAATCTCTGATGCCGCGTCCGTTCCCGATCCTGCTGCCGCCGCCAACGGAGGCGATGGCCGTCGCGTATTTCGCACCCCTGCTCAATCCCATCCCTGTGGGTACGCGCGTCCCCAAACCGGAGCCACTGCGGGAGATGCTGGACGGCTACCTGCGGGTGGAGGCTGGCGGGGGATACCAGAACGACGACGAAATCATGTGGGACGTTTCCGTGATCCTTCACGCCTACAGCGAGGACGAGGAAACCGCCGAATCCATTATCCAGACTGCTGTCGCCTACGGCGGGGCCGCAGAGGGAGTCCCCATCACGGCGGGTGGCCGGGAGTGGTATGTCTCCTGGGCGCAACCCCGTGCCCTGCCATCCAGGGCCGATGATCCTGACATACCGAATTATCCGCGCTACCGAGCAATGGTGTCGTGGCGTGTCAGGCCGAACGTGCTGTAGTAACCTACGGTCAGGTTTACACCCTCAGAAGGAGTGCTGATGACCCAACCCATCATCGCTGAAGTGCAGCAGATCGCTGCGCCCAGCCCGAAGGTAACCGGGGGCATCTTGCGTGCCCCTATCGCCACCGCCTTGCCGACCTCGGCGACAGGTGCCCTGAATGCCGCGTTCGTCAGTCTCGGTCGCGCCAGCATGGAGGGCGTGGATCGGAACGAGGATCGCGGCAACGTCGAAATCAACGACTGGGGTGGCAACCTCGTCGCGGTGCTGCAAGACAAGTACGGCCTGACCATCCGGTTCAAGCTGTTGCAGGTCATGAACGGCGACGTTCAGAAAGCCGCGCACGGCGATGCCAACGTCACCGTCACCCCGGCCACCCCGACCACCGGCACTGAGATTGCCGCGCAGATGAACGCTGCGCTGCTGGATCAGTCGGCATGGGTCATCGACGGCTTCTTCGATAAGATGTCGATGCGCCTGGTCATCCCCATTGGCCGGATCACCGCGCTGGGGCCGCAGAAGTGGGTTCACCGGGAACTCGTTCAGTACGACATGACGCTCAAGCCGTTCCCCGATGACAAGAACAACCACGCCTATCAGTATTACAACGATGGGGTGTTCTCAATCTGATGACTCAAGCCGCTACGCCTAGGCGCAAGGCTCGGAAAAGCGTCAAGGACCGCTCGGAACGGCCTTTGAATCACCAGACAGAAGCAGCCCTGCCGCCTTCCGAGCAGGCGGCAGGGCCTGAGAGTAAACCTGTCCGTCCCACATACACGTTCCGTCCGGTGAGTGGCGGTGAACCCATCGTGTTCCCCGCCATCTCCACGGTCGAAATCGACGCCAAGTTCCTGTGGGAGATTTACAACCTCAACGAGCTTTACCAGAGCTTTGAGTGGATGAACCGCGCTGGCGTTGATCGCAGCGTGCAGGAGCGCGTCATGGACTTATCCCCCGTGGAGCGCGAGCAGTTCTGGAAAGGCTGGTTCCAGTCCGCTACCAGCCCCGTCGTTGAGCCGAAGGGGAGTGCGCCGCCGGGGGAATCCTGATGCTGACGTACTGCGTCGGCACCCACTGGCTAGCTCTCGTCTCCGACATTGTGGCGACCGGAAGAACGGTTGCCGACATGTTCACCCACCGCCTCCCCCTCCTGGAACTGGTGGCTATGTGCGTGGCCCCACAGCCGCAGAGTGCATTGAAAAACGCGCTCCAGGGCGGCTGGACTCAAACCGATCATCTGCTCGCCAACTTGCAGGAAGGCAACGCCGGTCTAGCGGAATTGCCTGAGCGGTACGACCGCCCCCAGCAGGGTATGAGCGAGCAGCGCGGCACGCCGTCTAACACGCTGTTCCCCGCAGACGTGTATGAGTGGGACGATTTCGATGAGCGGCTGGCGGAACGCTACGCCCAAGCGAAGGAGGCGTAATGACGGCACCTGCAGCGGCAGCGGCTGGCGGCGGTCTGGCCAGGTTCTTCGTCTCGGTTGCGCCGTCGATGGCAGGCGTTGTCGATGGGTTCAAGAAAAACGGTGCCGACTGGGGTATGGCTGCCTCGCAGGGCTTCCTGTCCACCACTGGCCAGTTCGCGCAGATCGCTGCCAGCGTGGGCACCAGGACGGCCAGCGAGTTCTCAGATGCGATGAGCCAGGCGTTGAACCGCATGGCCCCCGACCTGAGTGGCATGTTTACCGGCGCAACCAGTTCGATGCTGGAAGTTACCGAGGGGATTTTCACCTTCGGCGGTGCGCTGGAAAAGCTCCCCGGCAAGATGGGCGAAATTGGTGCCATTTGGGGTGAGACTGTCGGGACGATGGTCGATGTGGCCAAGCCGCTGATTGACATTGGCGGCATGATTATCGACCAGTACGCCGAGGTAGGGGAGCGGTGGCGCGAGATACAGCGCGACTTGCTGGCCAGCACCGCCCAGACGGAGACTGCGCTGGGCGTCTACAAGGACATGGTGCGCGACATTGCCGGAAGCGGCAGGTTCGTAGACATCAACGACATTTCTGCGTCCATCGGCAAGATCGGTGAACGCATGGGGTGGCGGGAGAACGCCGAGCAACTGAAAGAGTTCACCACCCGCTACGGCGAGGCCATCCAGCTTCTCCAATCCCCGCTGGACATTGAGCAGATCACCGGCCTGTTCAAGGGCTTCAACGTCTCTGCCGAAGAAGCGTCGGAGCAGTTCACCCAACTCATCAACCTGATGGCCGAGACGGGTAGGGCACCCACCCAGTTCCTTACCAGCTTGGACCGCCTGCAAGGCTCCGCTCGCCGTATCGGTTTGGAACTGCCGCAGTTGGGCCAAATGCTCAAGGGCTTTTCGGAGTTCGGCATCAACGAGGAGTACATCACCGAGGGTATGAACACCCTGACCGGCAACCTGGCGAAGGTGGCCGAGAAAACCGGCGAGACTGTCGGCCAGGTGTGGGACCGGGTCATTGCCGAGGGCAAGCGGCGGTACCAGGAGCTTTACGACAGGGGCATGGTCGAGGACGCTCAAAAGGCTCTCGTCGCCATGATGACCGACATGACCGGCAGCAGCATGGTCGCCAATGCTCTGTCCGAAGGCATCATGAAGGGCGTTGTTGACGTTCGTGCCGAGATGGAGGGGCTGGGGGACGGCTACAACCGCAGCTTGACGGAGGCCGTCGAGAAGTCGCTCACCATGAGTCAGATCATGGGTGAACTGGGTAACCGCATCCTGGTCAGCTTGGAGCCGGTTGGCGATGCGTTGCTCTCGGAGTTCCAGGGCTTTGGCGAAACGGTGTCCAAGTTCTTTGAGGAAAACAACCTCCAGATTATGGACATGTCATTCAAGGTGTTCGACGTAATCCTGTCCGGTACGCAGACGCTTGTTGAGGTCACCGCCAACGCGCTCAAGGCATCCGCCGGGACCATCGAAGGCATCATCGACATAACCATTGAGGGGATGCAGGCAGTCCTGCTGACTGCCGAGGCGATCACCAAAGTTGGATCGCTCATCCCAGGTCAGGTCGGTAGGGACTTTGCGGATACGAACAAGTCGCTGAACGAACTGCGTACCGGGTTCTTGGAGAACGTCCAACAGTTCGACATAGAGAAATCCTTGAAGGGCTTTGGCGATACCGCGCTGTCGGTGGTTCCCGCCATTGAGCAGTTCAGGGAGCGCGTCGGCAACGCCAGAGAAGGCGTTATGTCCTACGCCAAGATGGCCGATGCCGCCAAGCAAAGCACGATCCACCTTGGCGAGGAAGTCGCTGCCGTCCAGGCGGTGGACGGTACCAAAGAGTTCAAGATCACTGGCGACATTGACACCTTCAAGATCGGCATGGAGCAGGCCGGGATCATCTTTGAGGAAACCCAAGAGGGTGTTGTCACCGGCATTTCCGCAGCTAACGACATTGTGGCTCAAAAGTTTGAGGACTGGTACAAGAAGAACACCGGTCGGGAACTCCAAATGGAGATTGACATTCTCGACCCCAAGAAAAACATTCTGGACGCATTGGGTATCCCGCGCAGCCAGCAGGTCACGGACTCCGAGGGTCGACTTTCCATCTCGCTGGACCTGAGCAGCGGCAGCGGCATGATGGGCCTTCCCGGCATGGTGCCGTTCGGCTCTCCCAGCAGCCTGGGGGCACCGGGCATCCTCAAAGATAATCTGCCTGGCGTTACCACCGGGCCGCAGGGTCAGACGGCGGCAGCGTGGATCGCGCAGATGTTCCCCCGCATCACGGACATCGGCGGCTCGGGTGCGCGCCCCAACGCTCCCGGCACACACGACGCTGGCATGGCCATCGACGTGGTGATGCCGCGAGATTCCAGCGGCCAACTCGACATGCAGTACGGCGATGCCATCAATGCGTGGCTCAAGATGAACGCGCAGCAGTTGGGAATCAAGTACATCATCTGGCGGCAGACCATGCAGAACATGGTGGATGGCTCGTCGTATGTGATGAAGGACCTCGGAAACATCTCCGCGAACCACATGGATCACATTGACATTCAGTTCAATGGGAAGCCCATCCAGGGGCCAGGTCTGGCCCCAACTACCGCTGGCGTTCCCGTCCCAAGTCCCGGCGCAGTACAAGGACTGGGCCAGCAGATCAGCGGCATGCCGTCCTGGATGACACCGGAGATGCAGGCCGCGCTCGCCAAGGCCGGATTCAATAACAACAGTTATGTCCCGCCAGATGTTCTGGCAACGCTGGGTATTGCCCCTCCGTCTGCCCCTGCTCCGTCCCCCGCCCCTGCCCCTACTGCTCCCGCTGCTCCCGCAGCCCCGGCCAAGCCATCACTCCCCGCCAAGAAGCCTGGGTGGAAATACGACGGACAGGGCAAGCCTCTGGCCCCGGCAGATGGTGTGCCCGAGGAGGAGTTTTTTGCCGATGTAGTGCAGTGGTACAAGGCAATGGGTCAGGAAGTGCCGGATGGCTACAAGAAGTGGGACAAGGGCACCACCGCTCCCGCCGCGTCCCCACCCGGCGGCCTGGTTCCCAGTGCGCCTTCGTCGGGTCTGCCGGAATCGCTTACAAGCCATCTTCCCGAGAGGCCCAATCCCTCGCTTCTGCCCACGCCAGCACCTACGGCACCTATGCAACTTTCCGGCGACTACGACGCAGACCGCAGGGCGTTAGAGCTACAGGGCAAGCAAGACCGCATCGCCAACACTGAGGAATCCATCAAGAACCTGGAAGGTGAGATTACAAAGTCTCGCCGCGATTTCGCCGAGGCGCAGGCCACGGTGGCTGAACTGGAAAGGGCCGCTCAGGGCTTGCAGGGCACTGACGTGGATCAGCGTCTGGCCGATGCCCGAGAGCGGGAGTTGAACACCTACTCCACCTTGGAGAACAGGCTCAATGCTTTGCAGAATGCTTACGACGCGCAGGCCAGGGCGCAGACTGAATACGCACTGTCGCTGAGTAAGGCAACCAAGGCCAATGAGGATGCTGCCCTCAAGGCAGACAAGAACGCGGAGGCGTTGGGTAAGGGTCTGGTGTCGGGCATCTTGGAGGGGCTTGGCCTGGACGGCAGCGTGTTCTCCGATCCGACGCAGTGGGGTATCTGGAAGCTGTTCGCTGGCGGGATCAACTATGCGGGTGGTCTGGCCGACAGCATCGGCAAGGGGGGGCAGGGTGCCGCCCAGCCGGGTGGCACGGACATGCTGGGTGGCCTGCTCGGCGGCATGATGCCGGGGGCCAACAATCTGCTCAAGCCGGGTGGCCAGCATTGGACTCCCGGTGGCTCTCCTGGGCCGGGTAACGCGATGGCTCCAACCCAATCGCCGTCCACGCCTGCCAACGCGCTGACGATGCCCAACGTCACGACATTTGAGATCAACTCGCCGCTTACGGACGGCCAGGCAGTGAATGATGTTGTAGAACGGGCACAGATGCAGAACTTCAACGCCAGCCGCGCTCCTGCGCTCACCACCACAACCTCGGGACCGATGCCATGACGCAGCACTTTCTTCCCGGCAGTACGACCACAACGTATCTGCCAAAGGGCACGCTGGAGACGTACAAAGACTTCAACCGGCTTCCTCCCGCCCTGCGTGGCGAGCAGACCCACATTCTCTACATCGCGCCGAATGGGAAGCAGTTCAACCTGGCGGGGCCAGCCAAGGGCAGGCAGGGTGTTCGGCTGGCCAAGTCGGTGTACGGGGATCAGAACTGGCCGTTTGATCTGGTGACCACGGAGTCGGCGTATTCCTGGGGTGCCGAGGTTGATCGCGTGAACGTCCGTGCGCGCAAGTTCAATGTGGGTGTCGTGATCGGCTCACATGCGCCGCAGATGACGGAGTACCAGTACCGCATGGCCGAGCAGAACTGGTGGAGCGGCCAGGACGAGGAAAGAGACGGGTGGTTGGGGTTCTACACCCGTTACACGGGCTGGCGGTGGATACCTGTGCGGCCTGCGCGTACCGTCTCGACCCCGCAGGCAATGGACAGCACCAGCTTCGGTAACAACGCATCGCAATGGGATTTGGAGTGGTTCGCGCAGCGTCCGTACTTCACCAAGCCTGCTCTGTACCGGACGTGGAAGGCCAAGGATTCCGGTGCGCCAGTTGAGCGTCAAGGATTCAAAGACCCCATGCACACCGGGGTTATTGTCCTGGCCAACCGTGGCGACCTGTCCAGCTACGCCTCCTACATCGTGTCCCCCGGCTATGCGGGGTTGCAGGACAACAACAGCGACGTGATTGTCCCAATGCCGTTCACATCTCCACAGGACGGCGAGTACCTGTGTGACACGGAGCCGGGACGCCGTACGCTCACAGCAGCCAAAGACCCTGTGGATAACTTGTTCCTCAAGATCGCCAGGTCGAGCAAGCTGCTGAACTTCTTCCTGCATGACTTGGCCAACCTGGGCCTGCCGCTGCAACTGCGGTTCGACCGCCGGTTCATGTTCAACATTCCGCCACGGACTGTGGTCAAGCTGCGGGTGTACCACTCGTCGAAGAATGGAACTATCACGGCCTTTCTGCCCCAACGCTACAAACGGTCAAGGTAGGGACATGACGATCCTTGAGGAAGCCAAGCGCAACGCTTCGATGCGCTTTACGAACTGGGTGTCCAGCCTGCTCCCGGCTTTTGCCGAGGACGGCAAGCCTGACCCGGTACGGGAACCGATGGCTTCCTACAGGTACCTGTGGAATCGCCGCGAGGCGATCATTGCCGGTGGTCGGCAGCGGCCACTCATACGGATCGGGGACAAGAACCTCGACGTGCTGATGGAGCTAAACCACGAAACCACGCTGTCGTGGGAGGAACTGGCCCACGACACCGGCAGCGCGCGAATCTCCATTCGGTACGACAACCACCTTGTTGACTGGATGGTGCACCAGACCAAGGTTATGGAGGACTTGCATCTCCTGATCGACCCCAACCCGACCAAGCCAGACTGGCGTACCCGGTGGGGCGGCAAGATCACCGAGATACATCTGCTGCGGGACGAGCAGGGTGTCCACACCATTGAGATTTACGCGGTCAGCCACCGCGAACACGCCAAGCGGTTGCTGTTCGCGGCCAACCCCATCTTTGCGCCGGAAGTCCAACTGCCGAAGATGTGGATTCTCCCTGGCCCCACCCGCTCTGTGCTATCTGCCAGCATGTTCATAAATCTTGCCAGGGTCTTTTTCCCGCCACTGTCTGTGATCGGGAACCTGTTCAACCCGGCTGGCTGGATCAACCCGCTGAACACGGGTGGGTTGAGGAACTTCCTGCCGATGAACTGGCCGTTGCAGGTAGCGTTCGTAAACCCGCTGCTAGATCAGTCTCGGTGGACAACACTGGGTGCTACGTGGACAGACTGGCATAGCAGCATGGGGGATATTCTCAAGGATTCCGGCTGCGTGTTCCGCGCCTACACCTGGCTGACCACGGATGAGGACAGCCCCCACACGGAGCTAACCGACCTCATCAAGGCGGGGCCGCAGTTCCTCAAGTTTATGGGTATCGACCTGGACGGACTGGACGGCTCGCGGCTGGCCGCTCTGTCCCGGCCTAACAGAAATTGCGTGGTGTTCGCGGTAGAGGATCACGATGGGATCACCGGGCCTACGGGAACCGTGGTGGATGGGGCACTCAACCTTATTGGCGTGACCCTGGACAATCTCATCACCCCCATTGTCATCAACTTGGACAACGGCGGTGTCATCGACGCAGGTCAGACGCTTCATGGCCAGCCCATTGAGGATGCCAGCGGCTACGACCGCTCCTACCTCATATCGAAGCTGTTGGGTGTGGCACCCGACCCCCCCAAGGTGATCTGGTGGCGCGGGGAGTACGAAGGCGCGTCCAGTACCGACCTGACGTGGCACAAGGGCGGCGTAAAGACCATCATGACTGGTGGCCGCAGCCCAACCATCGTGAACCAGGCCCAGACGTTTGCGATCCGGTACGGCCTGGCCCAATTGAGCCAGGTCATCAACATTTGGCTGGCCAACGTCAGTGGTCAGACGCAGTTACCTGGCTCGCCGGGTCTCGACAACCTCTATCAGGGACAGCTCGACAACGTGCTTTTTGCGTGGCAGCGGTTCACTGATCCGATCCGCGCCAGGCAGTCGGGGGACCTGGCGTGGCAGGAACACTTTGAGCGAGGCGGCGGTACCGCCTATGTGCTGGCCAGCGCGCTCACCCTGCGAATGGGGAACTGGAAAACCAGGCCGTACACGTCGTTCAAGGCAAGGACTGTCAACGGGCACCCGTGGCTGGCTGACGTGGATTTCCGGCTGGGTGACCGGCTGGGGTTTGAGGAAGAACTGGTGATCTACGTAGACCAGTTGAGTGGGATCAAGCGGGAGTACGGCCCTGGTAGGCCGCTGACCATGGCCTTGGCCATTGGTGACGACAGGGATCGTGACGACCCGTTCAATGCGGCGTTCAAGACGATGGCCGCAGTGTGGTCGCTCCTGGGCGCATTTTTGGGAGAAGGCACTATATTTGGCTGAAGGTTAGTGGGGCATGGTACCGTGTTAGTCATGACGGTGTGGAGACCCACTTGTTATGACGGCATCGAGATTTCCGATATGGGAGTCCTCCGGTGGTCTGCCACCAGGGCGGTAATTCGGCCCCACTCCTTCGCCACCAAGAAGCGCGGACCTGTCTATCAAAGGTTCCGCCGCCACTACGTCCACCAGTTAGTCCTAGAGACGTTTGTTGGGCCTCGTCCAGAGGGGCGGCAGTGTCGGCATCTCAATGGGAACTCGCTAGACAACAGGCTGGAAAATCTATCCTGGGGAACGGCCTCGGAGGACAACTATGACCGCGTGCGGCATGGAACTCATCAGCATGCGCGCAAGATCCACTGCAAGAACGGTCATCAGTTCGATGGCCACAACGGCAAGCAGCGCACATGCAGTCAGTGTCAAAAGATGCACAACCGCGCTAAGAAGGATAGGCAGCGCGAAGCAAGGACGCACTGCCCGCAGGGACACCAGTTCGATGGAATCCGTTTCAACGCTGATGGGTCTGTTCGGCAGCGGTACTGCACCGTCTGTGTAGACCGGCAGCTTGCCCAAGGTCGGGACACGCGATACGGCTAGCGCCTGCGCTTTCGTGCAAGCTGTCGTTAGAGTGTGGTGGTGCAGCAAGACAAGCCTCGGTTCTCGTTTGGCCCAGACGGCGAGCTAACCTCGCAGGCCATCAAGGAAGCCAACCTCACTGGCGAGGAAAAGCGGCGTGCCTACCAAATGCTGGAAGTCCAGAAGGCGTACTTGGAGATGCTGGACGACCTCAAGTTCGTGTCGGATGCAGACGGCAACGTCCACGACCTGACCATGATGCCGCTGACCAACCTGGCCATTGCGTACACCCTGACCTTGCACGGCTGGCGGCGAAGCGGCAACAAGTACATCAAGAAGCGGCACGTCCCCAGTGCTGGTTACGAGGATGCTTACACCTGGGTCGATAGCCGCGCACCGGACAATGCGGCGCAGGAGCTTAGGCCCGAACATAGTCCCCACGACATGACGCTGCCGCCGGATACCAGGAAACTTGCCGCCGTACGGGATGGCGAGGTGGCGACTCCACAACCGCCGACGTGGGAAGATGAGCCTGCGCGCATAGTCGAAAAGTACGCACCGCGCCCCGAGGAGGATGAATGACGGTCCCTACTGTTGGGCAGAAGGTTTACCTGGGTAATTACCTCGTAAACACCGCCGTCTACGGGGTGGTGATGCCACCGGACACCCCCGATGCCATGTTCGCGGCCACCTTTGAGATTCAGGGTGACCAGGGCACGCTGATGATGGATGCGCTTGTTGGCGCACCCGGCCCTGCCGGTGACAGCATGTTTGCGCTCCGCTTGCAGAAGTCCATTGTGGACGACCCTGCCGATTTGCCGACCAACCTGACGGACACCACCGCAGACATTGGCAAATACTGGATGATTGACGACCTGGACGGCAATGGCCAGGTCATTGGTTCCAGTGCTTACATCTGGTTTGGTACCGCCTACCGCCGGATGATGATGGGTAGCGCGGGGCCGGTTGGACCCGTGCCGGTCATCACGCCGACCGTGGAACTGCTTGATCCCGACGATCCGCTGCTGACTTCCGAGGTTGTTCCCGGCGGTACTTCGCTAAATCCCAGTTGGCATCTCAAGCTCAAGGCTCCGCGTGGACCGCAGGGGCCAGCGTCCGCCTTGGCGCAGTGTCCTGACGTAGACCTGGCGGTGCCGCCGACTCCCGGTTCCCTGCTGGGCTTTACCGGCGAGTACACGACGGGTGGCCTGCCCAAGTGGAAGGCGGTCAGGCTGGATGAGGTCATTCCGCAGCCGTACTCCGTACCGGAGGCCGCGTTCCAGTCCTTCTCCGGTATCACCAAGCGCGCCACCATCGGCACCTTCGCTGTTCCCCCGCAGACCTTCCCTTGGACGCCAATCGTGTGGGGCCAGGTGAACCCCGTTGGGCTGGAGTTGGACGAAAGCCCCATCCTGATCGGCGCGGAGGTTCGACTTGGCGATCCGGTTACCGGGACGCTAATCGGTCGCGGTTTCGGCAACAGTGGCGGCAACGTGACCATCGTTCCGCATTACAGCAGCGGAACGGCACCCAACACCGCGATCACACCCGAGAACGGCCTGGCCGTCGTACCCCCCGCGCACACCGATCCACTGGGGACGGTTTACGTCAACCTCTACAACGAGGGTCTAGCTGGGGTGTACCAGTTCAACCCCAAGGACGCGCAACTGTTCATCATGGTTCAGCCCGTTTCCGCAGCACCCTAGGAGCTACCAGTGGTTGTGGACTTACGCCGGATTCCGGTAACGCATGATCCAACAAACGAGATTGCGTTAACGCCGTCGCAGTTCATCAGGGATCAGGCTCTCGATATAACCGAGGCCATCCAGGGGCTACTTGATCTGCTGCGCGAGGCCATCGTTGAGGCGATCATCGGCTCGCTGGGTGGCCTTGGTCAACTGGCGCAGTTCTTCGTCAACCTGGACAATTTCTTGGGTATCGACTTCAACGACCCGAACTTTGATCTGGGTACCGCAATCATCGACTTCATCACCAACCGGCTGCTGCCGTCTGGCCTGCTGGACTTTATCGGCCAGTTGGAGCTAACCCAGGCTCTCAACAACCTCACTGACCAGATTGTCTCCACGATCAGCGGCGGCGCGGTCGGTGGCGGTCTTGTCGACTTGGGGGCGTGGTTCCAGACAAACGTCATCAACGCTATCCAGAACATTGACCTGTCTGGCGTTATCGACCAGATCGTAGAAGCGATCACCGGCCAGCAGGGGACGCTGCAAGACCTGACTGCGTGGATTCAGACCAACGTCACGGATTCTGCGGCAGCTTTGTGGGCTGCTATCCAGGACTTGCTGGAAAGCATCGTTGAGGCGATCACCGGGGTGCGTGGGCCGCTGACGGACATTACTGCTTGGCTGAACGTCAACGTGCTGGATCAGATTCTCAGCTTGGGGGTCAACCTAGACAAGCTGCTGGCCGACATTGTGGAAGCCATCACCGGAGGCGTTGGTGGGATCACCGACCTGCGCGACTGGTTCCGCATCAACGTCATCGACGCTATCGCCAACATTGACCTGTCTGGCGTTATCGACCAGATCGTCCAGGCCATCACCGGGAACAGCGGCACACTGCAAGACCTGACAAACTGGATAGCGCAGAACGTCACAAACGCCACACAGGCGTTGTCGGACTTGATCCAACAACTGGTCGATACGATCTTCCAGGGTGCTGGCGGCACAGGAATCGGCCACAGCCTTGCTTCGCTCAAAGCGATGTTGGAGTCCCTGGCCAGCAACGCGAACACGGCACTTGCTGATGCAGCGACAGCCTTGACTGGGCTTGCCAACAAGCTGGGTATTACGGCGTGGAATGACTTCCTCACCGCGATCTTCGGTACCACCACCATCACTGGGGCTACCACTATTGCCCAGGACAAGATCACCGGCCTGGCTGGCGACCTGACCAGCTTGTTCAGCTGGGTTGGCGATACCGACATTGACCTCACCGAACTGTTCGACCGCTGGCAGGCTGCGTTTACGAAGTTCGGTTCGGCTGATGTGACGGCGTGGCTGGACGATCTGTTCAGCACGAAGGGTGTCGCTGCGACGGCGAGCAGCAACGCCAACATTGCCCTGGTTGACGCGCAGCAGGCGTTGGCGAACTTCCAGGCAGCCTTGAACAAGTTCGGTGTCGGGAGCGTTTCGGCGTGGCTGAACGACCTGTTCAGCACGAAGGGCACCGCCGACGCTGCGGTCACCAAGGTCACCTACGATGCGTCTCTTATCGGTGGCATCAACATGGCGACGAACCCATCGTTTGAGGACACTACACAGTGGATGTGGGGCGGCAGCGAGTACTCAACTGACTATGCTCGCACCGGAACCTACTCAGCGAAACTTGTCGCCAACGGTGCTGACAGGTATGTCACGTTCATCAGTACCAATAGTTATCTTGTGTACCCGAATGTCACACCGGGACAGACGTTTTACATCGAATGGTGGCAGTACCAAACCGGCGGCACCACCACCGCTGTCGATGGTTCGACGCAGATGTATGTGCAGTTTTACAACGGGCCGACGTATCATTCTGCATCTTCGTTCAGCATGAACAGTTCGACGGCCCACAATGGTGTGTGGACGAAGGTGGCGGGAATTATCACCGTCCCGGCTAACGATTCAATCACTAGGGCGCGTTTCCTTATTCGGATGCACTCCAACACCAACATTGGCACTGTTCGGTATTACGACGATGTGGTGATGAAGGACATCACCGAGGCGTATGAAGCTCAACTGAACGCGGATGCGGCTACCGCTCAGGCGAACACCGCTTTGGCTGACGCGCAGGCCGCACTCGCCGATGCCGCAGCTATCATCACGAAGCTGTTCGGTGGCTCAGTAATGGGTAGTTCCATCCTTGAGTCCTTGGTTCCCGTCTTGACGACCGGCAAGATTCCAACGCTGGATCAGTCCAAGATCAGCGGTCTTGGTACAGCGTTGACGAACCTTACCAACGACATTGCAGCCCGTCTCACGGCTGCGAACTTCAGCACTTTC